CTTCCAGAAATCCAAGATGAACTAATAAATGTTGGAATTGGAAGAACTGATCCAGATGTTCCAATTGGTGAGTTCAATGATGCAAATCCGAATGGTAATGCATCTGTTGATACGTTATCAGCACCAGGTGCCATTTCAACACGAATGAATTGTGAGTTATTACGATAGTCACCTTCAAAATAACGTTCACCCGAACTATTTTCTACTGGTGCACTATTACCAATTCGTCGTGCGATATAATTTGGACTATTTGGGTCCATACTTAAATTATCATACTGTTCCAATACTGATGGTTGTGCATCTGTATCTGTGAAGTCACGTACTAATAATGTAAATGTACCATAGTCACCAGAAATTTGTGCTTTCTTAGGACCAACGATGGAAATCTTGACATCCTTGTTTGCTGCATTACCATCTGTTAATGTATGCACCTTAAACAAATTATCTTTTGAACCACCAAGTGTTTGTGATTGTATCCAAGGTGTACTTGCAAAACTATATTTACCGTATGTACTACCAGTTAAGAATAGTGCATCGGAACTAGTTACTGCTGACATACTAACGGAAGCACCTGCCATTGTAATTGCTTCTGGGAAGATTCCGTAGATATATCCGTTCTTTGCACCCGTTGGACCGTATCCAAGATAATTTCCAATATAAGAAGCTGCGGATGTTGTTGTACTGAGTCCTGTTGTTGTTACATCCGTGACTGCCGATGAAGAAATGGTAAGTGAGAAATTACTTGCTGGCCCCGTTGCATTAATTGCTTCAATACTGCTACCCGATACTGTTGGGTGGATAACTGCGTAAACAAATGAACCACTCGTACCGGTAGCTGTTAAAATTGCTGGTGTTGCTGTGGTTGGACTATATCCGTCCAATCCAAGAACACGAACAACTGTTGCTCGTCCTGATTCTCTGAGATAATTCTTAACAGTTAATCCCAAAAATGACTTTCCATCAGGTGTTCCAAATACGTTTTCAAACGCTTGTTGATTTTCAACAATCGTTGGAATAAAAGCTGGACCTTTTGGTGTTGGTCCGATAAATGCTCCAGCAATTTCACCAACGCCTTGTTCTAAGAAACTAAGGTCACGTTCTTGTGTGAAAACGCCAGGACTCACAATGCGTTCTGCCATACGGAATCTCCAATATTACTTATTGCTCAGGGGTAAATACACCAGTTTCTACATCCAAAGAACCCATTCCATATTTTTGTAAAAGAGTATCAATTAATTCTTTTTCTTTAACCAACAACTCTTTATATTTTGTTGTTTGTTCAGATAATTTTAGTTTCGTATTAGTTAAATCTTCGTCAATTAAATCATGCGTTAATTTTAATTGACCCACAGAAGAAATAACATTAACAATCTCATCTCGCAAACCTTTAACAGACGTTAATTCTTCGTCTGTTAACTTCTGTACTTCACTCATATAACCTCCTTAAAGATATCTGTACTCGTATTATAAATATAGATTATTTTGTCCAAACCTTACTTTTAACCTTCTTCTATCTCCGAAAATGTAACGATTTTTTTGGTAGAGAATCGTTGTTGAGAAGTTTGCATAATTTGGTTGGTCTTGTTAACCATTCTTTCTGGTAACAGATATGCCGAAACAGACAAATTAAAACTGGTTCTCACCAATCTATCTTGTACATCTGGGAGTACCGTATCGGTTTTGTATTCGTCTATTCTAGTTCTAAATTTATATTGTCCTCTATCACCCCAATATTCATCATCTTCAAATGATATTTGTTCTATAAGACGATTCATTTGTTCCATATATTCCGTCCATACCATACACTCATACGTAAGGTCGAAATAGTCTGGTGTGATTGTCGTAACGTACTGTTTAACGGGCTTAATGCCGTTTACGGCCGCAAATCTATCGTAGGGGTTATATTTGTTCCATCCTGTTTCAAACTCACGTTCTAAGTACTTGTTTACGGGTGAATTGGTACTCAGATTCTTCTTCATACTGGTTCTACGAATCATAATAATTGGTAATTGTATCTTACCTTTATTATCTCGTAATATACCGTCACGTTGAACACTTTTCCAACGTTCTGGATTACCGTAAATAATTGGTACTTTTACAGACTTGGAATCTTGTGTTAAAATAGGTTGTATTCGATTTGTTAAATACTTTATAAGAGTATCGTCAATAGTTAACAATGTAACAGTAATCGGAGTATCACTATTTTCCGTTTTGGTATCGTATCCACGATTTTGCGTAGGTGATGGTACGATATTATCTGTTACTTTTTTTATTTTATCGGTTGATTTTCTATTACTGTAATCCGTCATTATGTGTTAGCCTCCTCAATTTGGACACCACTACGACGAGTTAAGTGAGCGTTACACAAAATTGATGTAGTATATTGTGGTTGACCAGCAACAAGTTGTGTATCATTGACATTATCAATTTCATAGTATGCTTCGTCATAATAAATAATATCACCAGCTTCTGGATAGGTTTTTACTTGTTCCAGCAATGCACGGACAAATCTAAATTCAACATTTTGTTCTACATCAACACCAAATCCATCTTTTGCATTACTAATATTTTTTGGATATCGTACAAGTGATTTTAATTCTACACCAGTGTATCTTGCTTTTTCGGTTGCTTCACCGTACAAATTTACGGCAGTGGTTTCTAATGCAATCTTATATAAGATTACATCTACATCAACTACATCACTAACCAATTCACGATTAATGTGTTGAAAAAAATTAAAATCTTTCTGAGATACGAAACGTGGCATGTTATCCTATGTAGATAAGTGTTGGAACTTTCTGATACATTTCTTGCATAAACTTAGCATTTTCTGCTTGTTTTTTCATCTGTGCTTGCAATCCCGTTTGTTCTAATGTATCACGAAGTTCTTTTATTAATTGGTCTTTCATTTCCTTTGCTTCTCTACGGAGAAGTTCACCATCCAATTTAATAATTGCGTCTGGAATAGGTATGTTTTCGTATTTTGAACGAATCATACCCAATGTTTCTTTTGCTAACGCCAGTGTATAATCAAATATCCACGTTTTTCCTATGGAGTTTATATTGGTATACGGTATATGATTATATGGAACATTCGAATAATCCGATGTCACACCACTTGCTGAATTATAAGTTTGATTTGCACCTTGCTTATCACCAACTACTATATAATCAAACCATACGGTAGCTTCTTTTTTAAACACCGGTGAGAATCTAATGACGTTATTAGAAACTTCAAATGAGTACTGACTCTTACGAATCATATCATTAATTTCAATTGCTTGAATACGAAGTAAATCTTCGTATGCTGGCATCATTACGAACGTTACTGGTGGTGAGAATCCGTCAAATCCAAATTCACTCATCAAATTAGTTAATCCAAGACCAGTAGTTGCAAATGGGTCATAATATCGTGCAACTGCTGGTGGCATATAGTGGTAAATGCGACGAATTTCTATTGCAGAACCACTTTCATGTACATCAGCCCATAAAGTTTTTAAATCATACGATTGAGTATATGCCGACGCAGAAATGTATCCTTGTTTTACTTGCACATTACCACCCGATTGTGCTTCTGTACCGTATTGTGCGGATAGTTGAATAATTTGTGGTAATGGTGACCCTATTATATTTTTTTGCGTAATATTATTATTTGTAGACAATCCTTGTAATGTCAACATATGTTCACGAGCATTAAATTGATTTACTTGGGATCCATATGTTATAATTGCATCTTCAAAACACGCATAAAATATTTTATCTGTCAGTTCAACATCAACGACACTATAACCCAAACGACGAGAAATATATTCTGCTATTTTTGGTGCATCTGATTGAAACGCGGCTTCATCATCAAATATACCAAATGGAGTTATTCCACTTGGATTAACTGGACTGCCATCATATACAATCGGATCATCACTTAATATTGTCATAGTATTCTCATAGATAAAAGAACTCTAAACTATAAATAGTAGTTTACTTTATATAAAAAGAAAAAGGGGTGACCTTTCGGCCACCCCAGTTTCGTATACCCACCTCTTACATCTATTAGATTGTTGCCAATCCGTCGATGAAGATTTTGCCGAAGAATTCTGGACGTACGATCTTCTTCGCGTAGCGGGTCATTACGCCTCTACGTGGTGTGAAGTTGTTTGGATCGTAGACCAATGGGGTCATGATGAGTGGGATATATGGTGCGTAGACTGCACCAGTTTCGAGGAAGTTACTTCCACGGAAGCCCATCAACAATGTGTTTTCGGTCATGTATGGGTTCTTGTAGATTGTGTAACGGTTTTGGAATGAACCAACCTTGGTTACGCCACCTGCAAATTCCATCTTGTCACCGTCTGTTGCTGCCATAAATCCTGGGATTGTTTCAAGGATTGTTGCAACTGTTGGTGATACTACTGCAAAGTTAGCACCGCCACGCATTGTGAGTTGGTGGATACGGTTACTGACCTTTTGCATCTTCTGACCAAGTGTTTGGTACCAGGTCATGTTTGTCCAAGCTTGACCACTGAGTGTTGCACTTGGTACGAATGCTGAACCGTTCCATACCTTAGCAACTTCTGCTGACCAGTATTCAGTTGTTGTTGCGTTGTTGATTAACATGTCAAGGATTTCGAGGTCGATTTCTGTTGAGATGTAATCACTTAACATTGCTGTTAATTCTGCTTCTGCATCAACACTGTGGTATGCATTCAAGTCTTGTGCAAGTTCTGGTGACCAGACTGCCTTCAACTTACGTGTCTTAGCAACGATTGTTTCTGAACGAAGTTCCAAATCAATTTGTGGAATGTTCAAGTTTGTTACTGAGTTGTCACGATCTTCGAAGTCACCACGAGTTGTTTCAGTTGGTTGCTTACTGTATTCAACTGCTGTGATTGTTGCTGCAGCTGCTGCCGAACCACTTACGATGAAGGTTACGTTTGTACCATCATACTTGGTGAATTCTGGGAGTAAGTCACCTGTTACGGTGTCTGTAATGCGGAATGAACGAACTGCGTTGAAATCTGCATTTGAGAAACTTACTGCTGGAACAACGAACTTGAAGAATGATGCAAATGATGAAGAATATGCATCGTTATAGTTTACATCACCGTATGAAGTTACAGATGATGATGCGATTGCTGGAGCAAGTGTTAATGTTGCATCATTTACTGAGTATGCATATTCACCAGCACCGTAGAAACCACCGCGTGGAAGAACACCTGAACCACTGGTTGTTCCATATACTGAACCACCTGCTGTCTTACCGTTGATTGTGTTTGCGTACTTGAAGTCCATGAAGAATACCAAACCTGCTGGTAAGTTCATTGGTTGGACTGATACGAAGTTCTTTGATGCGATTGAACCGAATACCTTACGTACTAATGGAAGTGCGACACCTGCCCAGTTTTCACCAGCTGTGCCCGAACCACCTGGGTTTGTGGTTGTTGCTTCTGAAAGAAGTTGTGTTGCTTGGTTTTCCAACATTACTGCCATGCCTTGCTTTTCGTGGCCAGTTAAGCCTTCGAGAAGGCCTGACTTTTCCCACTTGCTCGCCAATTGGCGAGTCTTTTCAACTACTACACGGTGTGCTGAACCGGCTTCGTTGATAAATTCTGATACACCTGACATATGATTTATCTCCTAAAAGTTATAGAATGCCTGCGAGTTGTTGTAGACGTTTTGCTACTGTGTTTTCTTCTAAAATTTCTTTCTTTGGTGCGGTACTTGGAGTTGCCTTACTTGCCAACCCTTCCGTAACCACCTTACTTGATACGGTGCGACCCTTACTCATAGTCTTAGCTGCTACTGACATTGCTTCGACCAATGTTGTGTATACCATCTTAACTTCACGAACATTTACTGCACGATCAAATGATTCTAAGATTGTAACTTTTTGTTCGTTGGTTAAACCTTCCTTACGGAAGATTCTGTTGGTATATAAGAGCTTTGCGTTTAGAAGATTTACTTCTTGTAGCTTGCCTCGTAGGACATTTACAACCTTACGATATTCTGCGAGCTCATTGTGAAGCGATGCCATGTCAGCTGCCATTTTTTCAGATGATGCCTTTTCCTTTTCATCTTCGGCTTCTAATTCACGGAGAATTGCTTCAAGATCAAGTTCTTCTTCGCCTTCACCTTCTTCGTGACCCTTATCCATACCCATGTTCATTTCACCTTCGTGTTTTGGAACTGATGGGTCTGTTACAAACTTATTTACATCAGAAGCAGCTGCTACTGCAGCTTCCTTACCAATTCCTGATGAATGTGCTGGAACAGTCTTATCATGAACGTCTGCTGGTGATGCTGATGGGAGTTTTTCTTCTCCTTCTTCACCATAACCTTCCATGTAACTTTCGTCCATTTCTTCTTCTTCACCTTCGTGCTTAGCTTCGTCGAGTTCTTCTTCCTCTTCTTCAGCTTCTGAAAGTGACTTTACATCTGCTTCCAATTCCTTGATTACTTCGTCAAGGTCAAAGTCTGATTCCGACCAGTCATCGTACCAATCGGTACTACTATCAGCTTCTCCCTCACCTCCTTGATCAATTCCTGATGAATCCCAGGATGCTGCCGAAGGTTCTTTGTTGTCACCTGTGCCGATACCAGATGTATCTTCTGGACCACCACCTGTTACGTGAGTTGCGTCTTGGAATGGTTCTTCCTTTGCCTTCTCTTCTGTTTCCAGTGTTGCTTCAGCGCGTAGGCGCTTTGCTAACATGGACTTAATTTGGGGTGTGAATGTTTCTTCCAATGCAATCTTTGCATTTGCGATAGCTGTTTGACGTACAGCTTCTGCATCTGCAATTGCTTGCTTTAGAAGTTCGTTTGTGATTTCTGCCATATAATGCCTCTCAGTTTGTTTCAATAGTTATTCGAACTATTATACGGTTATTAATACAAATAGCTACACACCCCAAGAGAGGTGTAATCTATATAATATATAGTGTTATATTATCAAAAAACACTATTTTTTACCACTCGGAAGTTTTTCTTTTTTCCTGTTTCTTTTCTTCACGTATCTTACGACGAAGTGCTTCTTGTTGTTTTAGAATTTTTTTCTTTGACTTTTTAACATAAAATTCACGGCGTTTTACTTCATTTACAATTTCCGCTTTTTTAACCATTTTTGAGAACTGTCGTAACGCTCTATCTAAGTCACCCAGTCCTTCTCCTTTTACTTCAACGTGCATACAACCTCCTTATTATCCACCTAATGTACTTGACAGTGATTGCCCATCTTCTTCATCCATCTTTTGTACTAACATCTTGTCCTTGTCGGTGTCTGAGAACCAGTAGTCAATAATCTTGCCGTAACTACCGATAAATGCACCCAACATAAGAAGAAGAATTTCCTTCCATTCTTGATCTAATACGGACTTACTTTCAATGGCCATAGCAATACCAATGGCAATGAATAAAAATGTTGTTAATACGATAGCAGTAATGCCCCAACGACGGGACATAGTTTGGTTAAGTAATTGACTAAACTTACTTTCTTGATTAATTGTTTCTTGTTCCTTTGCCATAATCATCTCCGTTTATGAAACTAAAACATAAGTAGTTTATTTCATATTCTTAGCTACATAATTTATTGCTACTTTTCGTACGTTTGAATCTTGCGAATATCCCAATGCACTCTTGACCAAAATATCTCTACCGGTTTGTGGATTCTTAATACGATGTTTTAATAAATCTTTTAGTCGTATTTGTTTCGTTGGTGTCTCACCAGTTTTCTTGGTATCCTTTTCTTGAGCTTGTTGTACTACCAATTTTGTTTGCGGATACTTTGTAAGTAGTGTTTTGACCGCCTTTACATTTTTCGGAGCATCGTCTACGAATGCAATTCTATCAAATCCATCCTCTATATGTTTTTCTATATAGCGTGCTTTTGCCATTGGATCGGAGTTACCCAATGCAGCAATAGTAACACCGGAAGTAATTCCTTGTAATTTAAGAAATTTTGCAATGGGTTTGGTGTGACCACGAGCTGTGAGTACGACTATTTTATCAGCTTTCTTTTGGTCAATGACTTTCTTTAATAAGTCTGTATATTTTTTGATAGGACGAGGATTTTTCAATTGCTCAAACTCTGAAAAATCAAATGTATCACCATCTTGTTTTTCATATGCGGCATATTCTGCTGGTGATATTGTTCTTCGTTTTCCGTCCTTATCAATAACAATAACCCTAGCGTCGGTATGCACTAGGGTATCGTCAAAATCCGTAATATACGCAGTCTTTCCCACGGTATTATCGGGTAACTAATTTATATGCGGTAGCCACCATCTTTTCTAATGGAAGTGCCAACATTTTCTTGCGATTTTCTGGTGCCAACTTATGTAAAACTTTTGTAAGTAATGCAGCGGTATATACATCAACCAACGTACCATCTATCTCTGCTGGATGTTTATCCTTAACAATACTCAAAATCTTACTTTGTTTTTCACTATAATTTTCGTCAGTAGTGACCAAATGTGGATCATTTGATACAGTTGGTGTGGTATCGTTTGATGCTACTGGAAAATCAGATACAGGAATTGCTCCTGCTACTTCATCCGTTTTCTTTGGTAATTTAGAAATTGGAGTTGATGCGTATTTTTTCACATCACCCTTGGACATTGTATGTGCCAACTTTTGTGCAGTTGGACTAAAATCCGTTGCTTTTGCTCTTCCGGTTTGGATAGCATGAACAATACCAAATAATTTTTGTTGTGCTTTACTGACTGATGGCATCCTATTTCTCCGAATACATTTCAGGATACAAATATCTAAATTTACGTAATAGTGTACCTGCCATTGCGTTGGCTTCATTTTCAATTTCAGAACCGTCTGTACCGTCTAGTTCTTTTTGTTCTTCACGTTGTTTGTGATGAACCAATTCATGCGCAAGTGTTCGTAATGTGTCAACTATATGTCTGCCATTTTTGACAATTACAATTTCATCGTTATCTGGTTGGTATGTACCAAATGTAAGATGTTGTTTGGAATAATCACTACCTACCATTTTAATTTTGGCAGGTAGTGATTTGAGTTGTAATTCCTTTGCTGTAAACTTTACAAACTCATTTACTATATTTTTGTTGTAAACTTCGTTTAGTAAAGTTTTTAATTGCATAAATTATTACTTACCTTTTTTCTTGGTAGTGATTTTTGCTGCCTTCTTAACCACTTTCTTTCCTGTTTGTTCGGCAGCCTTAACTGCTGCGACGACATCTTTGAGGTCAACCTTGCCATCATTATTGACATCTGCAATGTCTTTTGCAGCACTTTCAACTTTCTTAGCTGCAACAAATAGTGGTTTCTTTTCTAACTCTTTCATGTCTTTGTGGTTAATCCACCATGCGATAACCACAAGAACAACGACAACACTTAAAAATAGTAACATATAAACTCCTTATGAAGAATTATTTTAACTCACCTAGGAAATCGTAGATGAGAGTATCAATACGAGAATAAGGTGTAATAATTTGAGTTCCCTTATTTTCGTTGATGAACGCACCATGTGTAGATGGATTACTTACGATGTCAAAACAAATAAGAGAAAAATCTTCACCAACTTCTACGGTGTTTTCTCCAATAGGTTTGACCGAACCCAATCCACGTGATGATACACCCAAACGAATATTATTCTTAATTAATTCACGAACAATATTACCGGACGGAGTAGATAAAATTTCAATATTACCCTTCACATCCGCGCCTTCGAACCAAAGGTCTGTGACGTTGCAGCAAACATTTTTTAGATTTACCACAGGACTTTCTGGATGGTCTAATTCACCCAAAGCTCTTCGTTGTGTAACGAAATTATTTTTATATACCATTGCTTCACGTGCCAAGATATCCTTTGGATAAATTCGACCATTTTGATTTTTATGATCTGCACGTTGTAGTACCACATCTTTCAAAACCAATGGTTTCGAAATGTCGGAAGCCTCTGTTAATAATTTACTGTCATAAGAAATGACATTGTATTCTACTAGTAGTGATTGCATCTTATTGTCCTCTAATTTCACGAATTCGAGTAGCGATACCAAGGAGTTTTGCTTCCAACTTTAATAATCCTTGTTGGGTACGTTTCCATAGTTGTTCACTTGTAATTCCCGATTCGTTTTTTAAACGAGCGTTCATTTTAATAACTCGTTCAACTTCTTGTAAATTCTTATTTAATTGCGAAATAGCGTCTGCAATTTTCTTGTGTGGTGACTTTGTATCATCATTTCTATATTGATAATATTTGTTCTCTGCCAATTCGTGTGTCACCACTTCCATCTTATCTGCTGGACGGTTTGCATCTTTTTCACCCTTGGATGTGAGTTTATATCCAGTTTGATTTGCTAGATGCTTTGCTCTATCTACATTTGTCTTTTTATTACCACGGAATGCCATAGGAGTTAGATAACCAGCAACCATGCCAGTTGTTGACATTTCATCCAATTCTTTCTTAATCAGTTCACGGATAGCTTGACGAAGCGCTTCTTTTTTGTCCATAATTAACTCTTCAAATTGTCTAACGTTTTGGTAATTTCCAAAGCGATAAGTAACGCTGTCATATGATTTTCTTTAATGACTTGTGTAGTCTTAATTTTTTCCAACTGACTAACTACTTCTGACAACTTAATTTTTACAATTTTGTCTTGTACGTAATTAAGTTTAGACTTGATTTCCGTTATTAATACGTTACATTCACTAACTGCACACTTACGAAGTGTTGCGCCGTTAGACACATTATTAATGTATTCACGAAGAAGATTTTTCTGACGGTCATTCAATCCTTGATATTTTTCGTTGAATTTTTCCATCAAAATTTTGTATGACAACAGACGTAAATCTTCTTCTTGTCCCTTGACGGTTTCGAATAACGCTGTGTCGTTTTTAATTTCTTTGTTGGCAATCGTACCACTTAGATGTTCTACTATGGTAAATTTTGCTTCTACCATTCCTTCGATTTCATTGAAATCTTTAAGTTCGTTGATAACCCCATCAAAAACTTTATACACGGATGCGTAAACTTTGTATGACGGAACACGGGCACCCAAAAATTCTTTTAAGTCATAATTATTTTTTATTTCTTTAATTAACTTATATTTTTGAGTGTTAAGTGCTATCTCATTAAGTTTCTTACGTTGATTAATAATAAGATTTAATAATTCGAATGCCTTTGCTTCACTTAAATGCGAAGCGTTGAAAAATGATCTATACAGAATTAATTCTTTACCTAGTTCTGTTTTAGAGTTGAAGTACTCCTTCATTAGCTTAACTGCAACATCGCTGTTGCGGTTCTCTAATGCATCGGAGGTGATTTTACGGACTAATAATTCAAAGAGAATGCCCGTATTCCGTATTTTGTTGTGCTTGACGTTAGATTTCATACACATCCCGTTTTGGTGACATTATACCGTCATATATTAAATATAACGAATATTTATAAGACTTTAATTTTCTAGGTCCAAAATGTTACTTTCGTCCAACAATGTTTGTGAAGATAAGGTAGATTCCATAATAATTTTTTTAGAATTTGCCTTATTCAAGAATGCTTGTACTTCCAAAGATAGTGGTGATTTACGTTTGTCGTTTCTCTGCTTACCCACTTTAAAAACCTTTTTATTTTCCTTGTGTCCTAATGGATCACGACCTCGTGGGTGACTATCTTGACCAAATTTCATTCCTTCTCGTGGACGACCCATTTTAGCTTCTTCCAATTCTTCCTCTGAAATTTCCAGTTCACTTTCTTCACTTGGTTCTTCAAGAGAGGATAAAATGGTATTAACATCATCTATTTGTTGATCTTGTTCCGGAGCTGTCTGACTGTCTGGTTCTCCCGCTGGAAGTTCTTCTGGTGGTGCTTCCGTTGGTTGACCTGCCTGTTGTTCAATTCCAGTCAACTCCGCCATACGTTTGACATCTTCTATAATCTTTTTACGTTCCGTAATAATTTCATCTTCTGACAATTCTAAGATGTTGTGGTAAACCCAATCTTGGGATAGCATCTTAGATTCCATAATTTGTGTAGCAACACCTACCTTTTCCTTCCACAAATTTAATTTTTCTTGTTCGTAGATGACCGATGGATTGGTCAATGATAGTTCAAAATCAACTAAATCTTCATCTGTAAATCCTTGAACGTATAAATGGATAATCGCAATCTTAGTTAATTCCGATACCATGATTCTCTGGATACGTTCGATTGTACGAGCAAATCGTACATCCTGCGCAGCCAACGTAGCTTTTCCACTAATATCTTCATCATATCCTATAAATGATTTGGGGACTTTAAATGCTGCCAAAAGTTTTCTACGAAGATACTCAATATCCTCAATTGCATTGAATTGCAATCCAGGAAGATTCTGAATGTCGGTACCACTGTCTTTTCCACGGGTTGGTAAGAAGAAATCTTCTGTGATATTTTGCATATTATATCGAAGATTATAATCACCCGTTTGTGGATCAACCAATGGTGTCTTTTTCATACGGTCAATAATACGACTCATAAACGTATCAATTTCGGCAGGTGGGATATTACCGATATCTACTAAAATCTTACGTTTGTCTGGTGCTCTCATAATACGATGAATTAACATCGCATCTTCCATCAATTGAAGTTGTTTCCACACACGACGACCACCTTCAATCATACTTTTTCCATATGGAAGGAAGTTGGTGTCTGCTAATAATCGGAAGTGGGCAACTTCGTAATTATCAAATTCTGTTTTACCCAGTGCCAAGAAATCGTTTTCAATCTTGAATTTTACAGAGAATGGATTACCTGGGTCTTGTCCTTCGATACGGATGGTTTCATATACAGATAACGGCAATACGTTGACAACACCATATTCTGGGTCAATGTCGAGATATAAGAAGAAATCTCCATACTTACACATATTTCTGACCCACGGCCAGAGATTAAATTCTACGTTGAGAATGTCGTAAAATAAATTGTGAAGAATTTCTTGTATTTGAGTGTTTTTTGAATGGATACTGATTATTTGATTGAATTCGTCTTTAACAGTACTTTCGTCTGCATAGATATCCATAACCGATGCGATAATAGGGTCATTATCCATCATGTCGTAGTCACGGAATAATTGTAACCGTGAACCTTGGAACGCCGCGGCTGCTTCATATCGTCCGTGGGCAGAGCCATATCCACCCGTCATTGACGAATAGACGCGATGGTATCTATCAATACCGCGTCTATTGATAAATGCTTGAATATTATCGGTGTCTGCGATTCTTAACTTTTTTCCACCAACATTACGAACTATCGTGTTAGAAGAAAAAAGTTTCTTTAATCTGCCAAATATGCCGTTGTCAGCCATAACCCCTCAACTGTTAGTAGATATATAATTCGTCTAATGCAATAACCGTTAGACGAACTGCTTCCGTATCTAATCCCGTAGTTGGTTTTTGCAATAGACTGTTTAATTTTTCGTGTAATGCACGTGCTGGTATTACTACATCTACGAGTTCTTTCATATGCCATGCGGACATTGTATTATAATTGTATGGCATTTCATTGACCGCAGTAATACCTTCCATTAACTTTGCTACCAATTCGGTAATTTCATTCTGCTGCGACTCTTTTAAAGAGGGCATTAATTTTTCAAGTAGGGCAACTAATCGTGTAGAATTAATACGATTTTCCTTACCTGCTTCTGTTACTAAGTGTGTTAACTTAATCATGCTTCTTCTCCTTATCTAATGCTCTTCGCATTTTCTTAACATCTTTTGGTTTCGGTGCGCCTCGAATGACACCACCAGGTCCAACTAATCCCATTGCGGGTGCCGCTGCCGCTGGTGCTGCTCCTGCCATTTGTTCCGAAACCTTTTTCTCTACGTTCTTTAATAATAGAGAATAATACTTTGGATTTTCTTTCAAATGTGCTGCTGCAATTTTTGCAGTCTTAACCACGTTTCCGTGGGTCACATCTTGATGTTCCAATTCAGTATTCATTCCCAAAAAGAATTCTGTTGGGTTAAACTTATAACCCATTTTATCTAACATCTTGTCGGATTGTTTCCGTGAAATTTTCTTTTTCATATGTTACCAAGTACGACATGCCCAGTAACGAGCTTTCGTTCTTGGACCTGGGTTATCACAGTTGTGTCTAGCACGGAATGCTTTACGGCGAGAAGGAATGTTCTTTTTAATTTTCATTGTCTTTTCACCACGGCGTTTTGCCGAAGTTCCACCGTGACCAAAGCTAACTTTCTTAATATTTCCACTCTTTGGGTCACGAACATATACTTTGAACTTCTTGACATCCCCTCTCATAATCTTACCGAGAGGAACTTTACGTCCTTGATATTCCGCTTCACCAAGTTGATTTTCGTGTAGTCCTTCAAGAACTTCTATTAAACACTCATTACAGAAT